TAGAACCGATTGGGCGCATAGAGCAGCGGGTCGAAGTCGCGAATCTGGTTCTGCCGGATCAAGTTCCGGTCCTGGAAATTGTACGGGCGGACCGTCCGGCGTAGGGGCGTGTCTGGATCGACGTCGAGGCCCTTGAGCCTCCAGAAGTTCGACGGCAGCGTGACTTGTGACTGGCCAGCGGTCAGCGTGAAGTTGTACTCGCGGTAGAAGGTCGCCTTGAACTTGTTCGTGACGAACCGGTGCAGTTCCGTCACGCCAGTGTTCAGCCACGAAATCCAGGTCGGATCGGTGACGTAGTCGGTTACGTTGGTGAGGTCGGCTGCTTCCTTCGCGAGCGCGAGTAGCTGTTCCGTCGTGGTCGACACGGCGGGCTACTTCCTGGAGCAGATTCGGATCAGCTCCTTGAGCGCGTCGTATGCCGCGGGCGTGGCCTTGATGCCGGCCGCCTTGGCGAAGTCCTCCCAGGCCGACATCTCCGCGGCGTCGTCCGCGTCCTCGTCGGGCGGCCCGCCCATCTCGTCGTCGTCGGGCTCCAGATCATCCGGAGCCGGCGCCGAGCGGGCCAGGAGCTTGCCGTATGCGGGACCCATCGCCATCGTCAGCTCAGCGAAACGATCGCCATCCAGGTGAACTTGGTCCCGGAAGCCGGGTCGGCATCCGCCTGCGTGTCCTCACGAACGAACTGGATCGAAAACCCCGATGTATCGGCCAGAAGGCGGCACTTCGGCGAGCTGCCGGTCGTCGTGGGGAACGCCGCATCGTCGGGTCCGATCATGGTGGCGCCGACGAACTTGACGTGCCGGTACTTCCGATCGAACGCCACGCCATAGCGCCCGCTCTTCGCCGCGGTCTTGGACACCGTACCGCCGGTGTTCTTGGCACCGTTCGCCACGGTGCCGCTGGCGTCCATCTGGCCTTGCGTCGAGATGGCGCCCGCCGCCGTGATGGTCACGACGCCCGAGATCGTCAGCTCTCGGGGCCGCAAACACTGCATCTGCCGAAGGGATCGCGTCGCCATGGACCGCTCCTTAGGTGAGGGCGCCGAACTTCACGACGCCGCAGGCCGCGGGGTCGTACATCACGAAGTTGTGGACGGCGTAGATGCGCAGCTCCGAGCTGTTGTCGTCGGAGACGCGCACCCACTGGCCATCGCCCTCCATGTTGACGTGGGGGGTCTCGCCGGCGCCGACGTTGGCGAAGCTCTCCTTCTGGAGCGAGTAGCCGACGTCATCCTCGCAGTTGCGGTCGACGACGATCGAGACGTTGATCTCCATCGCGTTGACGGACAGCTTCAGGAAGCCGCCCTCGCCGTTCGCGCTCGAGGTGAACCGGCGGTCGCTGCCGAGAGACTGCGACATCGAAATCCAGCGCTTGTGGGAGACGTACAGCGTCAGGTCGGTCGCGTTGCCGATGATGACGCACGCCCCGACCAGTTCCTCGCAGGCGTCGATGTCATCCTTGTTCGTCCCGTCGACGAAGTTGCCGAACGCCCGGCTGTTGCCGCTGCGATCGGTGCCTTCCAGCGTCGAGATTCCGGTGTCCACCACCGGCCGAACCTCGGGCAGCCAGGACCGGAGGCCGACGGCGCAGACGCGGACAGCGGCGCCGCCGCCGACGTTCTGGCGGTCGCCGTTGACGAACACGAAGTCGCCGTTCGCCCAACCCAGGGTGCCGGACAGAGACGCCACGGAGGTCGTCACCACGTTCGTGCCGTAGTCGACGCCCGTGACGGTTGCCGCGGTCGCCGAGTGGAGCGCGTTCGTATGGAGGTCGACAGCCGCGACCAGCGGCATGCCCTCCACGAAGTGGTTGATCGCGCCGTTCGAAACGGTGAAGTTGTTCGTGCCGGGGGTGTAGGTGATCCCGGTCGCCGCCAGCTCTCCCCAGCCCGAGGCCAGAGCCCGGACGGACAACATGTGGTGGGTCATCCGCATCGCGGACGCCGACGCGAACGCCACGGCGTTCAGGAAGGCGGTCACGTTGGTGCGGGTGAGGGCCTTCGCCTTCGCCGACACGCGGATCGGGGCGTTGATCTCCTGCCAGGGCAGGTTGAACTTGAGGCCGGGGCTGACGGTGCTGTTCTGGGCCAGGCCCTGCGCGACCGTGAAGTCCTGGGAGACGGTGAAGACGTCCTTGATGACCTGGGTGAACGAGCAGAAGTCACCACCGCCGTCGGTCTTAGACGGCATGTTCTTCCAGATCGCGCCCTTCTTCGCGGCGATGCTGTTCTGCACCACCTTGTTGGCGAAGTACCGCTTCAGGATTCCTGCGACGGTCGTTGCGTTGAGTGCGGCGGCCATGATTCAGCTCTCCTTGTGCGGCGGTTACGCCCCGAGGCCCGCTTGGGCGACGAGGAACTTCATCAACTTCTCCGGGTCCTCCGGCTCGGCCGGGTCCGTCGCGGCGGCGGTGCTCTGCGCGCCACTGAGCGACGTGGTTCCGGGGCGATCTTTGACGGGCGGCGCTGCCGGCTTTGCGGCCGGGGCTGCCCAACCCATCTTCTTGGCGATCTTCTCGCCGGTGGACTTCAGGTCGGCTTCGACCAGCGCGGCGGCGCGGTCCCAGGCGATCGGCTTGCCGTGGATCGAGTGGTACTCGATCATGAAGTCGACGACGGCCCCGGCCCGATCCGCCTCGTTGATCAGCGGGAACTTCGGGGACGCCTTGATCTCGCGGGCGATCTCGGCCTTGCGATTGTCGATGGCGGCTTGCTGCCGCTGCGACTGCTCGGCGGCCTCGCGCTCTTCGATGCGGCGCTCCAGGGCGGTCAGGCGCGGGTTGTCATCACCCTCGGCCGGTGGGGCGGTCTTGCCTTCGGCGATCGAGGCGTCGATCACGTCATCGATCGACTTGCCGTGCTTCGCCAGCCACGCCTTGGGGTTCTTGAGCAGCTCGGCCAGCGTGTCACCGGTGGAGGCTGCTTCCCGGGCCGCAACGGCGGCCTCACGCTCGTCCAGCTTCGCCAGCATCTTGCGGACGCGGGCGGCCGTGACGTCATCGGCCGGCTCACTGTCGGCGGGCGTGGTCTCTTCGGTAGCAGAGGCGGGAGTCGAACCCGCTGGGTCGGCGGTATGAGCGCCATCCGCCTCCGAGGCTCCCTGCGTCGCGGGCTGATCTTCGGTCACGACGGCCGCCCCGGTCGCGTCGGCTGCCTTCAGCTCTTCGGCGACGATCTGATCCAGCGAAGGTTCGGCGACGGGCGCGTCTGACGGCGTCTCGATGGTCGTGCTCACACAAGGGCGCGCGTGTCACGGGTCGTGATAGAGTTGGGCAGTGGTTTTTCATGTCCTGAACGTCCCTGAGGTCAGTCCGCAGGGCGCACGCACGTACTGCGAGGCGTGCGACGAATGGGCCACCGCATGGCTCTTAGGTGAGCCTCCCGCCGACCCCAGGAGAGCCGCGATCGTGGATTTGACCTTGAGGAGAAGCCTGCTGTCCGTCTTCGATCCTGGTCGTTGCTCGATAAAGCAGCGCGACGAAATACGCCACGTATTCGAGATCAGGCAGCGCGAAGGCTGGGAGTAGTTCAGGACGGCAGTGGGGTCGCCGGGGCCGGCACAGCGCCGGCCTGTACCGCCGCAAGCTGATCGCCCGCAGGAGGTTGCTGCTGAATCGGCGCTGCCTGCTGCTGGGCCGGTGCGGGGGCGGGAGTCGCGCGGCCCTTGAGCGCCTTCAGTTCGTCGACGTATCGGCGGGCAAGAGAGACGTTCTTCGGGGCGATCTTTTCGACCTTCGCCATGGCCAGGTACACTGTGGCGTTCTTGAGGGCCAAGTCGTAGTGGGCAACGGCCAGCTCGTCTGGGTGCTCGGGCTTGCCGTCGTAGAGCATGTTTTCGAACGCGGTGGAGAACATGCGCTGGATGCTGTTCTCGAGCGTGTCTTCGCTCTCCACGTCGAGGTCCGACATCGCGGCTCGGGCGCGGTCAACGTCCCAAAGCTGGGATTCGAGCATCTTCAGGATGAAGTCGAGCCGGGCCGCCGGGGTGAGCGGCAGGAAGCCGGTCGGATAGATCGTGACCTTCTTCTTCTTCAGGTCGGCGATCGTTCCCTTGAAGTCGACGACGTCGATCCCGCGCTGCCCCTCGGCCTGCACCTCGTAGGCGTGACCATCGGCGACGATGTCGGCGGCCATCTCGACCACGCGATTGAAGATCTCGACGATCGGGCGCTCCCAGGTGCGCTGGGCGAAGATCTGAAGGCGCAGGTTCTGCGACTCCATCGCCTCCCGTTGGGCAACGCCTGACTCGGCCCCCGGCGCCTTCTCTCCCTCGCTGGCGTTCTGGGAGATGCCGGCGAAATTGTACATATTGGCGATCAGCTCGCGCTTCGACGTGAAGTGCTGCTCGGGCAAGTACGGCCACACCAGCGGAACCGGCGGCTTGTCGGTGAACTCGACGAACGCGCCCACGTCGTTCGTGAACTGCTCCTTGATGATCTTCGACCCTCGCTGCAATCCGACACGGGGACGGCCCATCAACTTCCGGGCTTTTCGCTCCACCCACAGCATGTGATTCAGTTCGGACTGCATCGGCTCGAGGTAGGCAGCCAGGGAGTTGCCCCCGAACCCGATCACGAACGGCTCCCACACGAAAAACGTATAGGGGTGCCATGGTTTCTCCCACGGCTCCATCAGGAGGCGGGCCCCGGCTTGCGACTGGATGACGATCCCGTGCCAGCCGTCCTTGACGCCTTCGGCCGACGGGACCGAGTACGCCTCGCGGCACAGAACGAGGTCGGTGTTCCCGCCCGTGTCGGTCTGGATGACGTCGGCGATCTCGATCGCGGCTCGGGCCGCCGGGTTTCCCTTGCCAAACTTCGCCTTCAGGACCGCCTTGGACATGGCCCGCTGTCGGTGGAACGTCTTGGGCTTCCCGCCCCGGGCCGACAGGTGGCTGTAGCGCAGTTCCCCCGGCAAGACGCGCTCGATCACGACCTTGTTGTCCCGCTCTTCGTACGTGACGCAGCCGAATCGGCACACCTCGCCGTCCCGCAGGGCTTCGCCGCAGACCGTGTGTAGATCGGCCTCGCCCGACCAGCCGTCAAGCCACTGGGTCGCCGACTTGGCGCGCCGCTTCTGGTCCTGCGTGCCGTTCGTGGTCAGGAACCGGCCGCGGACCTTGGACCGGGCCAACATGGCGTGGGCCGTGTTCACGACGGCGCGCAGCACGTTCCAGGGGGAGATTTCCACCGGTCCCTGGGTGCCGAGGGTCGGGCCGCGGGCCGAAAGAAACGTGCCAGAGAACGGGAGTAGCTCCGTCATGGGGCGCTGCTCGTACATGCGCAGGAGGTCGAAGTCCCGCTCGATGTCGAACCCGGTCTGCTGCTCTTCGTCGACGGCGATCGCCTCATCCAGCATCGCCTTGGCGCGGGCGTCCAGGCGATCCGGTGGCGATAGGTCCTCGCCGAAGTCCTCCCCGAACCAGGGCGCGGTCACTGGGACGGCCTGTTCTTCCGCGGATCAGCACGCGCGGACGGGAAGTGTTTGGTACTCAGACGTTCCAGGAGAAAGCGGGGATCGCCTTCGTCGTCTTCCTCCCCGTCATCGGCCAACGCATCGCGGGCCAGCGCTTCTGGTGACAGGTCGATGTGGCGCGTCACCTTCGGCGGCGGCGCCGAGCCCATTTCGAGCGTCAGATCGGGCGTCTGGTACCGCGTGACGCCGTTCGAGCGAAGAATCTGGAGGAGCGCCGAGAGTTGCTTTCCGACCACGTAAGGGCGTGGATGTCACGGCTCAATCCCAGGGTGATCCGGGCTCCATCTCCAGCGCATCGGGCTCCGGTTCGTCACCGACGTCGTCTAAGGTGCGGCCACGGGCCCGCTTGACGGCCTCCGCGATACGCGCCTCACGGCGCTCATCGTCGCTTGGCGGTAGGGCTGCGTCCTCTTCCTCCCAGTGCTGGCCCACCCGATAGCCGTAGAGCACGGCGTCGATGATGTCGCTGTGGTAGTTCTCGTCGAAGACCAGGACGCCTTTGGCTTTCTCGTCGGCATCCCACTGCACGATCGCGCAATCCTCCGCGAAAACGCTGTCTGGCGGCGCCAGGAACGAGCCTGTGATCAAGGCGTCGTCCAGCAGGCCAACATGCTCGGCCTTGCGCTGCTTATCGGCCGCCTCTACGTGCAGCCCCCAGCGGTTTCGCAGCTCCTCTCCGATCTTCTTGCCGAGGGCGCCGAGGTCGCCGATTGTCCGTTCGGGGTTGAACACGCGGGAGATGGCCTTGAGCTGGTTCCCCAGCTCGGTGATCCCCTGCTTTCTGGTGATCAGCTCCTTGACCAGGCGCAGCCGGCGATCATTGGGCGCCCACCCGAGCACGCCGATCGCGTCAGCGTCGTCGAACCCGATGTCGAAGACGAGGATGTAGCGCCAGCCGGGCTTGGGGGCTTCCTGCCACTCGCAGGCGTTGCGGGAGCGGTCGTAGTGTAGGGCCAGGGCATCGCTGTCCGTCACCCACCGGCCGCAGTATTCGCGCAGATAGGTCGGGTTGTCCTCTGCCCACCGCCGGCGCTCGCGCAGTTCGGCGAGGATTTGTTCCGGGGGCTTGCCCGACTTGGCCTGAAGATGCGGGTTGTTCCGCATGTCCAGGAAGAAGTGCTCCCAGGCGTGCTTCTGCTCGCCTTCGTCGGCCTCGTAGAAGTAGCCGGCAAGTACCGGGGCGGGCGTGCCGACCAGGGATAGCGCGCCGTCATAGTCGAACAGCGACGGTTCGATGATGTCGTCGACGAGGGTGGTCAGAATGCTCGCGCGGATCGCCTGCACCTCATCGATCGCGGCCCGCTTAATGCCTCCCTCGTAGCCGCGGATTTTCTCGATCTCCTCCTTATCCTTGGCCCCGCCGAGGTAGATCACCGGCTCGTTTTCGATCGCTGGAAAGCGCATGAAGGCTTCCGTCTCGTTGGGGATGCCGCCGAGGTTGTACTTGGTATTGAGCTTCTTCAGGGTCGGCCAGATCAGCCGCTTGGCGTTCTTGAGCGTCGATGTGACGTAAAGCTGGTTGGCGTACGGCGGCTGTAGCGCGCCCTCAAGGTACCAGGTCGCGAGCGCCACGGTTCCACCTGCACGCCGCGTCTTGCGCAGCACGTTGCGCTTGGCCTTGCTGCGAACGAACGCAAGTTGCCTGGGATAGCAGACAGAGTCGGCGGTGAACGCGGGCGGCTGGAGG